TTGTACGTCCCACACCCCTGTCGTTTTAGGTAATGTGTATAACCACTCTATAATGTGCACTACACCACGTTCACCTAATACTTTTTGGTCTTTCCAGCTATGGTCTAATTTTCCTGTTACCATTCTACCCATTCCTCGCTTTCTTGTTCTGTTGTTATTAATTCGCTTGCATCTTTTTTAGTTGCCCAAGAAGGTTCACACACTTCCATATCAACATCTAAAGGGATACCTAGAGTATTTACTTTAAGTAATTCCCTTATTTTTGGCAACACCTCTTGAACTTCATTTTTATCTATCTCACATATCACTTCATCGTGCACCTGTAATAATAGATTGCTTTTCTTATCTTTTAGATATTTATGTATCTCTATCATACGTTCACTCATAATATCTGCACTGGTACCTTGGACTAAATAGTTAACTCCTTTGTAGCCAAAATTTTTATCAATCCTATATATTCTGCCATACCTATTCTTTACCCACCCCTTTGTTTCTACTTTTTTCACTACATTGTCAAAAAATTGTCTAGAACCTTGAATACCTTCAAAATATCTTTTCTTATAATCTCCTGCTTCGTCTGGAGTAACATTTAATTGTGTAGCAAGCTTTGCATTACCTATTCCATATATAGTTCCAAATGTAATTGCCTTTGCTGTTTGTCTATAATATTTATATTCTTTGTGATTTTCATCAACTTTAAAAGCCAATTTAGCAGCCTCACCATGAAAAT